TCTGATTTTGAGCGAACTCTATTCAGAGAAGTTTCTTGAATAGAGCAACACTCTACCATAAATTCTTGGAATGTCTTCATGCTACCAAAGAAATAAATTCTCCTAATACTTTTTTATTTAGTTTTTTAGTCTTCAGAGACTTGACAAAAGCAGATTTAATTTGCGATTTGGTGGCATCCTCAGCGACTTCAAACTCAGAATCCTGAGAAAGTGCAGTTGCAGACAAACCAAAGTATGCATCATATCCAGAGTTGGTGATAGTAAAACTTTTCACTTTCTTCCAATCACTTTGGATTTTTTCATACTGCTTATCATTGTGCGAGTGATACATTTGAATGAAACGACTTGCATTGCGACTTTCAAGAACACGAATACCAATAAAGTTCATAGATGAGAACTTATCCTTCAGATTTCTGAGAAGAACATCAGTGAACTCGTGATAAGTATACCCAAACTTATAGGTGGTTCCAAGTTTGCGGTCACGAAGAAATGTAAGTTCTCCGTGAATGTATCCCGTTCCAAGACGAGGTTCCTTTTCCCAATGGCGTTTAATTTCTTTATGGTGAACAAGTTGGTTTGCTTCACCATCAGTCAGAACAATACACTGAACTTTTTGTAGTTTGTTTTCTTTCTGAAACTTAGGAAGAATTTGATGGAGTGCAATCAATGCCTCATTTAGAGGAGTTCCAGAGAGAGAAAGACGATTTGGGTAAGTGTAAGGGCAGCGATAAGTATTAGCAAAACAAGAAGCAAGACGCCAGATGTTCAGCATTTGATGCTCAAGTTCTTTACCAGAAACTTTACTGGTAAGAATATTCATCAATGAAAACGTCTCATCTATAACCAAAAGACCTTCTTTCTTCTGATAATGTGGATTACGGTCTGCGGCAAGATATCGATCATTCTCATAATCATATTCACCACGCCGCCACTCATTGGTGAAAGCATAAACTTCAAAAGGAATTGAAACTTTTTTACAAAACCAAACAAGATTGAAGAGTTGTTTGCATGTATCAAGCATCACATCTGCCATAGAACCACTCCAGTCCAGAACAAATACCAGACCGTGATTTTTGCCGTCAGGAATCACAGAAACTTTTTTGAACAGGTCTTCATTATACTTGTAGGTATGAAGACGAGTAGTATCAAGAACGCCAGTGCGAGCAGTTGATGCACGAGCATACTGATCTGCTGCTTTACGACACTCAAACTCTTTTACAAGATAGTTGACTTCCTTTTGAGCAGAAGACTTAAACTTCTTAAACTCAGTATCAGATTCTTTATAAAGATTTGCGGGAGTATAATTTTGCCTCTCAGCATGTTCATTATGAATTTTTTGCTGATGATTAAAAGAATCATCAATGTCTTTATGTACTTCAGAATTCTTACCAATAATAGTATCAAGATTTACTTGAGGAACTTCAACATAAACATTCTCATATCCATCATCATTTACAAGATCACGAATCTTATCCTCTAGAGAATCCACTGTGCGAACTTCAGGTTCTTCTTTTTCTCCAGAAGATTTTACAGAAGTTTCATCGCCCTGAGCAGTGCCACCATAAGACTCAGAGGACTCATTTTCAGAGGAGTTATTACTCTCGCTTTCTTGCTCAGAAGAGGAGTCATTACTCTCTACAAAATCGCTTGCAGGAGACTGTGAATTTCCTTGAGTTTCGTGAGAATCAAAATCAGCAACCTTTTGCTGTTGCTCCTTTTCCTTCTTGCAGTATTTGTAAAGTTCTTCTGCTGCGATCAGCGCATCTGCAAAACTTTCACACGCACCAATTAGATTAATGATTTCTTGCTCTTCGGAATTGAAATCAAGAGTGATAAAGTTGCCAATCTTGAAGTAAAGATTAGAACGGTCAGCAAGATTGAAGGTAGAAATATCTTCGTTTTCAAGTTGAAAGAAATCTTCTTCATTCAATTCTTTATAACCATTAAAGAAAGTCTTAGCAAGACCAGAATACTTACGCTTCATCAGTTTTTCAATGCGGGCATCCTCAACCACATTCACAAACTGCTGAGGAACCTTTGTAGTCTCACTCCAATCCTCATCTGGGGTAAAGAGTGCATGACCTACTTCATGACCTACCAGGAGGTCATAAACAAGGTTACTTGCTTTCTCCCAAAGGGGTAGAGTTAGCACACGAGTATGGACATTGAAGCAAGCAGTAGAAACCTTCTTATGCTCTACCACCAAATCCTCAGTGGCAAGCAGTTTGGCAAGTTGAGATTTGATTTCGTGGCGAACAGACATTTGATTTGTTTCGTATGAGACCATCATACAACGAAAGGTCGCCTTTTGAGCGACCCATGTGCTGCTTTTTGAACTGGGCGAGTCTTGCTTTTGCTTGCCTCAGTGCTTGCGGTTTTAATTTTCGTTTCTGTTCTTTCTTGGAATGATGCTTCCAGTTTGGTACTTGCATTGTTCTTGAGTGGTTCAGACCACCATATGCGAAAAACCTTTAACCTTCTCAAACTTTATGACACTTTCAAATTTGTCCTCCATACCAGTCTTATGGGAGATAACAAAAATGTTTGCGTCTTTGATTACATAACGAATGATTTTAAGAAACTCTTCTGTTCCTGTGGAATCCAAAGAACTATCAAAAATCTCATCAAGAATCATTAAGTTAGTATTCACTGAGTTCTTCATTCTTGCTACTTCTCTCCAAGTGAAAAGAAGTGCCAAGTCTATTCTCTGTTTTTCTCCTTCACTGAAAGAAGCATAGGAGAAATCTTCATGAATTGGTGACTGGACGGTTTCGTTAAATTCCTCATCAAGTGTGAAGTTGATGTAGAAATCCATCATCTGAAGATAACGGTTAACTTGCTGATTTATCAGCGGTAGATACTTCTTAATGATTTTGGATTTTACTCCACCGTCTTTGAGCAAACTATACGAAAAATCGTAATAGTTGATTGTGTCTTTTTTAGAAGCGAGTTCGTCGTATGTAGTTTTTAAGTTGTCTTTGAAGGATTCTAACTTCTCATGTTCAGAATTTCGGTTTGCAAGGTTCTCGGTAAGAACTTGAATTTCTTTTTCAAGATTTCGGATTTGTTTCCGTAATCCGTTAATCTTAATATTGTTTTGAGAAATGCCATTCGTTAATTTTGAAATCTCCTTCGACAGAGTATTGAATTGACGCTCTCGCTCTTCTTCCTCTTTAATTGCCTCCTCTAGTTCTTTATAACCAGATTGCAACTCTTTTGCTTTAGATTGAGCGTCGTTAATTCTATTTATTCTGAAGGTCTCTTCAATAGATTGTGTGCAGGTGGGGCATACCGTATTCTCCGTAAAGAACTTATGTTCTTTGGTAATAGTAGATACTTTTTGAGAAATCTTACCCTTTAGATTTCCAAGTTTACGAAGTTTCTCTGCATACCCAACCAGTTTATCTTGCTCTCTAATATACTCATAAAGAGGATCTTCTAAAGAGACATTTTCATCCATATGTTGTTGGATTTCTTTATCCAAATCAGAAATTTTCCGATTATTATTATCAATACTTTCTTTTCCGCGATTCTCAAGTTCTTCAATGAACTCTTGCTGCATTTTGACTTTATCAAGAAGAGATTCTTTCTTCAACTCATAAACTTTTATTTCTTCTTTTATTTGACGAATCTTCTCCTTAATTACCATATTCATTGAAGAGAATATCTTAATATCAAGAAGATCTTCAATCACTTCTCTGCGATGAGCAGCAGAGAGTTGCATAAAAGGAACAAAAGTACTAGAACCTAAAATTACAATCTGAGTGAAAGACTTATAGTTCATTTTAAGAACATTTTGTTCCAACCATTTCTGCTGATCTAGAGCGGCAGAAGATTGATCTAGAGAAGTATCATTCCTCCAAATCTCAAAAAGTGCTGGTTTAATTCCTCTTACAACTTTCCACTCAGTATTTCCAATCGAAAACTCTACTTCAACTCTACAGTCTTTTTCATTTACCGAGTTGACTAGTTGTGGTTTATTAATCTTACGAAATGGTTTTCCAAACAAAGCAAATGTAAGTGCATCCAGAACAGTACTTTTTCCTGCTCCATTTGTACCTACAATAAGATTAGTTTTATTTTCTGTGAAATCAACTTCAGTGTACTGTGTTCCTGTACTCAAAAAGTTTTTCCAACGAATTGTTTTAAATAAAATCATGTTCAGTGTTTGGAGGAATTACAATATCATCGGGGGTAATAACAGTATACTGGTATCCATGCATTTCACAAGTTTTTACCATTACTTCATCTTCTATTTCAATCACATGCATCTCTGGATATCCATCTTCTTCTAACATCATAGCATATCTGACAGCATCATCCTCTTCCTGAAAGAGATACAGGATGTGTTCTCCCTCATCATCAACTACAGAATATGCCCCTTCGGTTTCCCTACCATTAATTGTTAGAATAAACATTTAAACTAATTCACAAGCCTCTTGATAAATTTCTTGCATCATTTTTTGAATGATTGACTTATCAAGACTAATTTCTGCCTCCTCAATATATCTATTCAGGATAGAAATAGTATCTTCACTCTCAAATGCTTCAAACTCTTGAGGTTCTTGAATATCAAAGTTCTCAATAATTTTGAGTTCTGCGATATTGGAAGAGTAAAGTTTATCAATAAACTTTTCAAACTTTTTGGTATCAGATTTCTTGCGAACAATAATTTTTACAATTTTGTTTTCATATTCACGAGTATCAAAAGTCTGATAGTTAGTGTCCTCATAATAAATGTTATGGAACATTTTATAAGGATTATCAACTGGAGTATGTTCTAGAGTTTCGGTATCAAAAATAGTAAAACCACGAGTATCTCCTACATCAGTCCAGTAAATCTCATAAGGATTTCCTAAGTAGAATACTGTTCCGTTAGTCGATCGAGTGTGATAGTGTCCCGAGAAGACACGTTTGAACTTTTCAAATAACTTGCTATCCAAACCATGCTCCATGATGATTTGACGATTAACTCTAAATCCGTGCAATTCAAGGTGCCCCATCGCACACGGGCAAGTTGTCTTTTGAATAAGTTTGAGAGTGCTTTCCTCATTTTCTTGATTAATCCAAGGTATAAAAAGTGTTGGGAGTTTGCCCAGTATCACTTCAGTTGGTTCTGAATATACCGTTACATTATCATACTCGCGCAGAAGCAAATCAACTGCGTTTACATTATTTGTATTCTTATAATAAGCAGTATGATTTCCTACAATTGTATGGACTTTTATGCCCATTTCTTTAAGACGGTCATAGTAATTATCTTTTGCCCAAGATAAAGCAGAAAAATCAATTCCTTTACGACTATCAAAAGTATCTCCCATATCTACAATAGTAGTAATCCCTTGCTCTTCGAGTGTAGGGAAAAATACATTGTTGTAGAACTTTAGGAAATAATCATGAAAGAGTTTGGAATTCTTTCTTGCTCCGAAGTGCTGGTCAGTAATAATTGCTACTTTCATTCAATACCGCAGTTTGCTGTGAACTCCGTCCTTGATAGAATTATAGTCGGAATAGTTCCCGCCGTCAACTGAATTGTCATCAGTAAACACTTCCGAAAATCCAGAACGCTCAAGGATTTTGTTTTTGATTTCTAACTGACGCTTTTCTCTTTGAATGCGGCGAAGGAAAGCGTAGTGAATGATTTGAGTAAAGTATGCAAATGGATTCTGGGACTTCTCAGGATTGAAGTTGTGAATGTACTGGACACAGTTTTCAATACCATCAGAAATCATATCTTCCTTGAACATATAGTTCACGAAGTTTGGTTTGAAGGAAAGGTGATTGGCAATCTTCAGGAAACATTCTCCAATGTAGCGAGGAATGGGAGGTTTTGGTTTTCCTTGAATTAATGCAATTTCTTTATCTTCACGATACTTAATGAGTGCGGCAAGAAACTCTTTGTTGTTGACGTAATGCTCTGACCTTTTTCTTTTGGTCATAACTGCTGTAGTTATCATAAGTTTTTATCATTATTATGTATAGATTATACCATTTATATAAATGCTTGACAAGGTATTCAAAAGTTGGTACAATTACCTTTGTGGAGGTTGATAAGATTAGTTTTAGCTATTTTTATAAAGCTTCTCTAAGAGCTCTTTAGCATCATTAACATTTGCAAGATATCCCATTCTACGATTTAGTTTGGGTTCATTGTTCTTTTCTCTACTTGATTGTCTCACATAAGATTGATACATCATAATCATTTCAATATCAGAAGATTCAGAAAGAGTTAATACATCATCAAGATTAATGATGAACATATCTTCTGTTGTTGTTTTTAACCATGGCTCCAATTTATATCCAGCAATTCCTGTTCTGCTTTTAATTTCATTAACAGTAATTGGATTAGAGACAATCAGAATGGTTCTATCTTCCTCTTCTGAAGCTGCTACCTTAGCAAAAATTTCTTCACCTGTTTTTAATTTGAGTGTGCAGTAAAAATCATCTTCTATCATTTTTTCTTAAGTTGTATAGTGATTATTTCATAGTTAAAGTTTTCTTCGTTATAAATTTTAATTCTTTCTATTAGGTGATTTAAAGTATAATTCTTTTTTGAGTTATAAGTACAATCATCTGCAATATCATAAAGTGTTGCTTTTACCTTGTCTTTTCCTTTTCTAAGAACTCGTCCAATGCTTTGAAGATTTCTAATTCTTGATTTACTTGGTGAGGCAAAGATAACGTTATGGAGGTTTTTAATATTGATACCAGTACTAAAAGTTCCATAAGAAGCAACGATGATTGCGTTGTTTTCTCTTTCAGTAATTTCCCTAACTAATTCTCTTTCTTCAGTATCAACTCCACCATGAATAAAAAATACTCTACGTTCATTTCGCTTATTAGTATTTATCTTTTCATAGAGTATTGCTCCGTGTGCTTCAACTCTAGAAAAAAGAACAAGAGTATTTCCTTTTAGATCTAATGCAAGATTAGTGATAAATTTATTTCTCTGGTCGTGTGAAATTAGATATTGAATTTCATCTTCATAAGTTTCAAATTTTTGTGGTTGATGCTTCAAGACAATACATTGAATATCTAGTTGAGATAGGTGTCCTTGTCTCATCAACTCATCAGTTTTTGTAACTTTGTATGATGGACCAAACAATCCTTCTAAGACCCATTTATGAGTCTGTGTTCCATCTAGAGTTCCAGTAAATCCAAAACGATATTTTGCGTGATGAAGTTTTGTCATAATCTCTATGAGAGATTTGCTCTTGAACAAATGAGCTTCATCTCCTATAATTACATTATAATCTTCGAAGAATGAGCGTTCCAGTTTATATACTGATTGCCAGGTAGTAATCGTGACCGGATGTTCATTTGTTTTTTCTCTTCCAGAATAAATGCGATGGCAATATGACTCAGCATCCCAACCATAATCTAAGAAATCCTTGTACATCTGCTCTACCAGAGATGTCGTTGGAACAACTAGAAGAATTTTTTGTCCTTTATCTACATAATACCTTACGAGGGAATAAATCATCAAGGATTTTCCTGAGGCTGTGGGTGATATCAGTAATTTTCGGTTATGTCGTAGAGCATCGTATACTCCCTCTATTTGATACTCGCGTGGAGAATGAGCACAAATAGATTGCATATAGTCTTTGACACCTTCAAATGATATGATTCGATTTATCTCAAAAGGTAAACCATAAAATTTATTTTCTTTGAACTCATACGTGTAATTATGAAGATTTAGTTTGTCAATAACTTTATCCAACAAACCAGTATAAATTTCTCCAGTATGAGAACTTAACAGGCGAATCTTGCCGTCCCAGTGTCTACTTCTATACTGAGACATAAATTTTGCGGATTCAACCTCAAAAGTAAAATATGGTTGAAGTTCATATAAAATATGAGGTTCACAATGTAGTTTAATGTAAACCTCATTTTTCTTTTCAATTATTACGTCACTCATAGCATCATAATTGCTATGAGTATTTATTTACCCCAATCCAGACTGAAAACGTAAAAAGTCTATAGAGTTTTTAATTTGATAAGTTCGGTTTGAAATCATTTTGAGAATACTATCAATATAAGTCAGCATTGTTTCATAGTATTCTATTTTTAAATTTACTTGAGATAAATTTTCGTCCGAGTCCAAATATCCCTGAAGGGTTTCTTTGTCGCGAATCTTTTTTGGAAAAGGATTTTCTAAGTAAACTTCTGGGTCTGCTTTTCCCGTAAAGTATTCATATCTTTCATGCCTTATTTTTTTCTTCTGTTGTTCTGCTCTCTTTTTCAATAGATTAATCGTATTATATAGATCAAAATATTTTGAGTGTAAAATGGGAATATTTAAAGATTCTGTATGCAGATTATCAATATCTATTTTTGAATCTTGTTCCCACATTTTTTGGATAGTATCCAAATCAATGCTCATAATTTATTTCCTTGCAAATCATAAATGTTGTATATAGTATACTTGAAACTAACGTCTGCCGTAAAGTATTGAACGTCTGTATCCGTAGCATCAAAGGTCATCGTAGATAAAGAGTATGGAAACAAATCTTGAAATACGATTTGAAAGTTTGGTATCTGGCTACTAGTTAATACTTGAAGAGTTCCATCAGAGTAAATATTCTGCCTATCCTTCAAATAATTTCCTTGAACCAATCCAGACTCTTCTAGTTCAGCAAACTGACTTATTTGCTCCGGAAATCCAAGACCACGTATCCAATTCTGTATCTGCATATAGTTCTCAAGATTTTCATCGACTAAAAATCTCAATGTCAAATCCCCAAACTCAATCATATCACCTGGAGTAGGTAACATCTTTGTGTATGAAGGTTGAACAGCAACTCCAAGAGTCAAATCAGGAATGTTTGCTTGATTGCAAAAAAAGGCAACCTTAGGAGTTCTTGTTAGAGTAAACTTAAATCCTGTTGGGGATAAAAAGTTCCTATTATCTATTTGCCCTCTAGTCATGATTTTTTTAAGTATTTAGATAACTCTTTCCCATCTACTACCAGGTCCATTATATTTTAAAGATCTACTTATACTACTCTCTAAAACTCCAGTATCTTTTCTTGCTTCCTTCATTGATTCATAAATTTTTCCAGTTTTTCTATCCTTAACAGATATAATTCTAGACTGTCTTGTTGCTTCCTTAACGTGCTCTGGACATTGGCGACCAAGTGTTCCACCATCTCCACCTAAAGTAGCATTGTAATGTGGTTTTAATTTATCTATCCAATAAATTTCTCTTTCTCCAATATTATTTTCATTTGTTTCCTCTACAATTTCCCATATAAAATTATTTCTTCCATATTTTCGTAGAGCATTTGGAAATGGTGCATTGGTATTTTTATTAGTAGCATACCACCAATGTTTATATTCTCTGTTTTCAATAGGACCTTTACATCTACCAATATAAAATTTGTTATTGGTTTTATTAGTTGATTTGTAAATATAAAACATATCACTGAAGTTTTTAACTGTATTATTTATAAAAAAAGAGGACCTTTTTGAGGTCCTCCGATAAATCTTATGTAAGATTTACATGAGATTTTTGACAGCAACTCTTCTGTAGTAACGGTTAGAGTTGGTTTGTAGTCTTCCAAGACCCTGAGTGGTGCCCTCTGCAAATGGGTTTGCAACGAGACCATAACGGGTCTTAAAGCCAATCTTGGGCTGGAAGCTGTTCTCACCAACGGCACGAACCATTTGGAGAGGAACATAAGGACAATAGAAGAGTCCAGCGTCATAAGGTGAAGAACCCTTATAACCAACAACGTAGTACTGGTTACCACCTGTTGGAGCAGCATTACCTGAAGTGAGGTTTGCTGAATATGGGTCAATGTAGACGCGGAATTTGCCCATCAGAGTACCAGCAAAGGTGTTGCCGGTATCATCAACGGTTAGGTTAGCGTTGAGTGCAGGAGTGTAATCGAGAACACCAGCCATGGTCAGTGCTGAAGCAACATCAGCAGAGCACATGATGATGTTGCCCTTTCCGCGACGAGTTCTTTGTGCGATTGCATTAGCATCACGCTCGATTTGGAACAGGAGACCCTTGAACTTCTCAACTGACCAACGACCGTTGGAGTCAACATCGAGGTCGAATACACCAGCGGTAGCAACGTTCTGAGAAGCACCCTTTTCAGCAACCATATAGATGGTTCTGATGACTTCACGGTTGATTTCAGCAAGAATCTCAGTTGACAGAATGTTTGCCAACTCAGCTTCTGCATTCAGACCGTGAATTGCCTTGAGGTCTTGAGCGAGCTCAAGTGAGTACTCAGCTTTCAGAGCGCGTGACTTTGCAGTAACGGTGACCTTCTCGATTGAGAATGCCATCTGGTTGAACTGATCGCCATCGCCAGCGCCAAGATTCTCAGCATCTCCAGTTGCCATACCACCGCCAACGTTATAGTCAGCAGCAGCAACTGAAGCAGCATTTAGAACAGCTGGGTTGGTTCCTTGCTGGTTGGTAGTACCGATACCAGCAGCGGTGCTACCGAATCCTGCGGTAACATTGAATCCAGAGTCTTGACCAGAGAATGCAGAATCAACTTCGTTGAAGAAGGTTTCGTTTCCACTCTGGCTATTGTAGCGTGAGCGCATTGCGAAGATGAGTCCAGTAGGACCGCTCATTGGTTGAACACCTGCGAGGTCATAAGCGACCAGGTTAGGCATTGAACGACGGATCAGTGAAATCAGAACAGGGTCGAAACCTGCAGTAGGACCACCAGCAGCAGCACTGCCTGAGAATCCACCTGAACCACTTACAGCGTTGCCGCTATTGGTTGGTGACTCCATGAGCATACCCATGGAACCATTGTCGAAAGCAGATTGCTCTCTTAAAAATCTTTCTTGGTTTTCGAGCAGGACAGCGGTTACAGCTCTACGATGTGAATCTTTGATTGGATCCAGACCCTCATAATTGAGGAGAGGTGCCCACTTTTCCTGCAGATGCTCGGAATGGAACATTTGCTTTTACCTTTTACTAAGTGTTTGTTTTTTGGGTTTGAATTATATTAAATTCAATTATTTGCTAAATGCTGAAAGGGTCTTCAGATAAGCAGCCATTGTTCCCGAATGAGATTCGTGAGCAACGCTCACTCCCTCTGAGAGAGTATCAGATTTAGCCGATGGAGAAACTCCTCTTGATGGGAAATATGATTCCCTCAAAGTCTCCAGTTTTTCACGATATTCTTCTTCACTTTCAAACTCAACACTTTCGGCAAGTGAAGCGAGCTTGTCTTTCTGAGTGTCTGCTAGACCTTCAGCGACTTGTTCAAAGATTCCATCAGC